AGCGATTTATCCCAATAAAATAGCCGCTAATTTTGCCAAGTGTTATTTTTCCTTGAGGTGAATAACTAAGGTTGTTATATATTATTACATTGTGTGAATATCTCGTGTTGCCGTTGCATGTAATATTTAAAAGATGATTATTAGCAATGGTTAAATCATTGCAATCAACACAAACAACATTCTTGCATGAGTTATTGGTTATAATAAAATCGTTGTTATTATCTTTTATTAATATACTAGAAGTGGACTCTAAATTATTGTCACTAATTTTAACACCTGCGCATGAATTTCTAGCAACAATATCGCCCTCGTCAGTATAATTACCATTGCCATTATTTGAACAAGTATTACCAGAAACAGTTACATAAAAACCACCAATTACAATACCTGCTCTACCATTATTACAGCAAGTATTGCCGATATAAGAATTATATTTACAATAATTAGGTGAAAGACCATGACCGCCCATAATACCACAACTTTCATTCTGAGATTGAGAACCCATGTTATTATTACAAATGTTTCCCATAATTACGTTATAATGACAATTCCAGTCCAGCTCTATACCCACACCATATAATCCCAAATTATACGAACAATTATTTGAAATAATAGTGTTATTTGAACAAGAATTTTCTAAGTATAAACCGCACGAATTATAACAACTTTTATTATTTGAAATAATGTTGTTACAAGCAAAAAAGTTTAAATGTATTCCACCAATGATAGAACCAGCTCTGCCATAGTTACAATTGCTTATAGTATTTCCAGCAATAACGTTATTTTGTGTCATACCTAAATGGTTATAATTGTTAGTATTTGTTAGTTCTATACCAATAGAATATGCATTTGAAACACTATAGCCATTAATCAGATTATTGGTAATTTTATTTTCAAACGATAGTTGACACTCAATACTTTTATAACAGTTATTGTAGTGATTATTATTAATCACTGATTTTCCCGTTTTATAATACAGAGTATTTGTTTGATTAAATGTATTATTCTCAACATAAAATATACCACCCGAAAGTGTGATATTACAGTTATTAAAGGTACAATTTTTAATATATGCAATATTATTAGATATTGTTAATGACATATTGTTAAATGTTAAATTTTCTAGTATAGCCGTATTAGATAATTTTGCTACAACATTGCCAACATCAAAGTAGATATTAGTATCTAATGTTAATATATTATCCTGTTTATCTAATATATTAGCAAATATGAATTCATCATCGCCAACTCTTATTTTATCGCCCATATTAAAAGCATCAACGTTTGCTACTGTTATTGTATTTTTATTGACATCAACAACGGTTGTATTTGTGAGATTATTTATTATACTTATGGCATTATCGGAAATTATACCATCTCTACAATATAGCGCATTTAAAGTTAATTTTTCATTTAATTTAATAATATTATTAAATGATAAATAGTTATTTAAAAGGTCATTGACCGAAGCGTTTTTAATGTAAGTATAATTTATCGGTAAAGGAATAGATTTCGCTAAATATTGTGATACTAACCCATCAAAAAAGCCATTAATAGACATCTCGTCAAGTTTCTTATTAATCTCTTCCTGCACATCAAGATTTTTAAAATAGTTTTCAACATATTTTTTAAGCGTATTAAAAGCACTTTGTAGTTCGTCAAAGTTCTCACTCAATTTATTTACATTTACCATTGTCTTGTTTAAATAATCAATAACCCCACATAATAGCTCATAATAACTTAAGCTATCGTCATAGACTAATGGGAGCACCTTTTGACACCAACACCTAAAAGGTTTTAAATCGTTCATATATACCTCACTTTCTCTTTACCATAAAGTAAAGAATAAATCTTTAAGCTCATCAATAACCATCATATCAATATTTAAAAAAGTTTCTCTAAACTTTAATAGCATTTCTGATTGATTGCCCTCATAACCTAAAACTTTGTCAACATACATGTCTTTTCTAGTTCCTTCACCTGTCTCGTTACCGCTAGTTGCGCCGTTTACTGTACTATTAGTACCATCTGTGCCCGTATTATGAGTTGCATTAGTTAAATAGTCGTTAGTATCAAGTCCATTAATACCACCCTGCGGTGTATCACTGTAATAGCTCCAAGTATCGGTACTCCCATCAGTTCTTGAAGCGCTACTATTAGTGTCATTTCTGTTAGTGGTTTTGGTTTCGCTTCCACTACCTTTATGCTTAATACTTTTGTCCACACTAACTAACGGTTGAATTTTTAATAATTCGCTCTGATAAAGTTGATTATAATAAGGCATTATGTTTTTCATCTTATCACTAAGAAACAACTTCCATCTTCCCACAGTCTCACAACAAATCTCTCGAGTATAGTAATGCCTTAGGATTTTCTTACAAAGCTCAGCTCTATATTCTTCATCAAAAATAGGAAAGTCGCTAAAAATTTTGTTCCAAGACCTATCCAGTATATCTTCAATGTTATTAAATCCACTCGACTCTGTAAGCTTTGCACTTGTTTCACAAATAAATCTAACCTGTGTTGTATATTTACTCATCGTCATCCTCCTTCCTGTCATCATTCTGATTGAATACATCACGGAAGTGACAGCTTATCTGAGTATCGAACATTCTGTTAATCTGCTCACAAGCCTGTTGCCTTGCAAACTCTCTAGAATATCTGTTAGCCATTACACCGCCTTGAAGCCTTTGCACTTCGTCCTTAATCATTCGTTCTTTTTTCTGAATACTAATGTTTGTTACACCGAGATAAGTGAGAGCTTCATTCCATAGATTAACTTTTAATTCATATAACTTATCAGCCACAAAAGGCGCACCAGTAGTAAATACACCAAATGAGCTTCCGTCACCATCCATAAAATCGTTATTACCAAAAATAACAGGTTGATTTCCGTCATATTGCATATAAGCATTTTTTAAAGCTAATTGCTGTTGTTCACTGCCTTTAATTAAAATAGGTGTTCTTTGAGCTTTACAGTTAATATCAATACTTGCGTCAAGTTCGGCCAGTCTCTTAGCATATATTGACATCTTATCTTTACAGCACCAATGGGTCATGTTATCCCATATAATAACACTATCATCCCGACTACAGCTACGCTGATACCCATTAGAAGCATAAGCACGTCTATGTAATGGTATGTTATAAACGTCAAGTTGTCCTCCTAGCATAACACGCAAGCATAGATTACCCATAACATCATCATTAAAATACAGCATAGCTTTATTTTCGTACAGTCCAACTTCAATAAATCTAGCATCTATAGTACTAGGTAGTCCAGTCCATTCAAACGAGCTTATTGCGATTTCTGTAAATAAATCTAAGTATTGGTCAAACGTGTAAAGTTGATAAAATACACTGTCACTAAAAGCTGTTCTCTGTTTGCTTCGTCTTGCTTTTCTTGCTTTACTCATTTTATCTCCCTCCTTTCTAAACTGAATTATCAAGCGAATAATTACCAACCTCACTAGGATGTTTCCAAAACGTTATTCCACTGTTAAAATAACTTTCAATCAAGGCTATATCGTCACTAGGTGCTCCGCCAACTATTGTACAATCAACAGTTTTTGTATAATTCCAATGTGGTCTACTTGACACATTAGGTATTTTAGTTGTATGACAGGCATAGCCAAACACATCAAAATACTTATCTATCGCCTTTGCATACTCAGCAGTGATAGACTTTCGTTGAGCTTCAAAACACACTTGTCCTTTACCGAATAGCGCATTATTAGTTGCATAATTACCCTTTACATCATTAGCGGAGATACTCGCTGTATAAGCACTTGTTAATATATTTTGCACACTACCCAGTGCTGAGTTACTTGACTGTCCAGTAATCATTCCTGTAGCAGTTTGAACGGCGGACGGAATAGCGTTGATTGTAATTGGTACAGCATTTTGAGCAACCCACGCGTTAAATGCGTCTACATTCCACGAACATAAAGGGAAGCTGTCAAGTGTGATTGTTTCTGTCATATCCATTCTGCCTGTGCCTGTGGTTTCTGTGGACTTGTATCGGTCAAGTCTTAGCACTTCTTGTACTGGCATTGTCATGTTACCAACTATGTTATAATACGGTGTAAGATTTTCTGAGAATTCATAGCGTTGGATTAATGTTTGTCCGCAATTATTTCTTACTTCATTAAAATTGAATGGATAAGTGTATAGTTTCTTGTTTCGCGGTGTGTAGCCATTTATTGTGTCAGTATTACTAATTGGTACACCAGTAACATTTATTGGGTTGGTGTTTCCTGTAAATGTGATATTAACTCCTTCGTCCGTAACATTAACAGGTAGTATATCTGTAGGACACGTGTAAAGAGCTAATATATTTTCGGGAGTAGTTAAGTACTGATTTAAAAAATTAGTGAGATTATTACTGCCCGTTTCTGTGTTAGCAAAGGCTTTTATTTGATAGCCACTATAAACGCCATCGTATAGATACCCCCCTGTTGTGGCAAGTAGTACCATGGTACAAGTACTTAAAGAGCCTAGTCCGATTAACTGAGCGTCACCGTTGTAAACATACTCGCCACACTCGACATTTTCGGGTAAGATATGCTCACCAATTTTATCACTAACTGAATGTTCTCTTTCAACAAAGCATTCTTTTCTTTCGATGTCAAACCAGTAAGTTTGCAAAACATCAATTTGAAAGCTTATTTCCGCCGTAACATTGTTAATATACTCAATTCCTGTCACAAATGCATAAAACCATCGAGTACTGAAAGATGAGTTTTGAAACATCATGTAATTACAGTCGTATAAGCTATCTGCGGTAGCCTGTAAACGACATTTACCCTTATTAACTCTGTTGTAAGTTACCTTAGCAAAATGTTTTTTGGCTTTACTAATAAAATAATTTTCCTGTGTTTTCTTATCTGAAAAATAAATTGTGTGTTTCTGCTGAGTGGAAAGTGGTATTCCACTCAGCATGTACACCTCACTATCGGGTACTATGTACATTGTTCATCATCCTTTATTTAATGTAAGAGTATCACCCACATTTATAGCACTTGTTGTCGTTTCTGCCGCAGTATATTCTGTGCCTTCAATCTCTGCTACAATAGTAATCTCCTCTGCGACTGCACTCTTAGGAATTATTACAACACCATATTTCTGTACAGCAATTTGCTTACTTGTAAGAGCTTCCGTCTGTACAAAATGTACGCTATTCGGTTTAAGACTTGCTCCGTCTGTGTCAGCATTAAAAGCTAAAACAATAGCTTCATCAGAGATATCTTTATTAATACACTTGCAAGTTAATGTATCTGGCAATGCAATATCTGCTGTTTTAGCTACAAATACAATAGCATTTGCAAAAGGCGAGCTTGAAACTGTTTTCCATACATGATAAAAATAATTCCAATAAAGCCCACTAGCTACATACTGCTCAGTAAACTTATTATTGTTGTCATAAACTTGAAACCAGTTTTCATCAACAAGTACTGCTTTAACATCATTTAACAGTGCAAGTTCTGCGGATGTAATTTCCTCAATACCATCTGAATTTGCTCTGATAATGTCAAAACGCTCGTTGTCAAAATCAGTCCAGTTATCCATCAAAAACAGTCTACCCATGAAGTCTGCTTTATTCATATTAAATGCACTCGCCAAAACATTAACGTCATACTGTGCATTGAATTTAGCATCCATGAAAATAATCTGTCTGCTTTTTGGTGTGTTAGTTTTAACATGTGCTTCGTTGTATTCACTACTCATAAATGGTAAAATATTTGAAGCACTTCTAAATGCTATAGCAGATGCAGTTAAATCTGTGTCACTCTCAATAGCTGTTGGCTTCATTTTACCATGTGAAATAGCCTTAATTAAAAGGTATTTAAAGAGTAAAAACTCGTCATACTCTGCGGCCGTGTATACACGGCCTACAATCTTAGCAATTAAATCCGTAACACCATCAACGCTTAGAAAAGCCTGTCTTAAATCTTCATCCTGTATAGTAACTGGGTAGATTACTCGCCAGTTCATTGTATGGAAAGCACTTCTAATATCGGGTAGCGTACGCTTAAATTCACGTTCACTGGCTTTCTCAGGTGTATAATCTACAGCTTTAGCAATAGAAACAAAAATGTCCTCTACGGTTTCGCCAAACTCCAAATATCCTTTTTTCAAAATGCTATAAGGGTTATTAAAGGTTGCACTCTGTACTCTAACTATTGCAATTCTGTTTACTAAAGCATTAATAAACTGATTTGCAAAAGCGGGTGTACCATAAATAACTTCACCTACTTTAGGAATATCACTCGCTTTATCAACAACAGGTACATTATGCTGATAGTCATATGATGCATTTTGTCTGATAACATTTAAAATGTCAAGTGTTGTGGCATTTAAAGTGCTACTTGCTATTCTTTTTGCCATTATTTTTCCTCCTCTTCAAATAAATCCTCGAATGTTTTATATTCCCCATCATCATCGTCGTTTGTAGGGTCTTCAATTTCCTCGTCATTTTTTTCAAAAAACCTTGAAATATATTTGTCCCTCCACATTTTGTCATTTTCTTCATATTTCTTCTTCCACTCGTCAGCATCGGACGAGTCGATTGAGTCGGATATATCCTCAATAATCTCAATTGTTTCGTCATCCGTTCTATCACCGACATATTTTTTTATTTTTTCGATTAATTCGTCTTTTGATAATTTAGCCATTATCATTCTCCTTCCTTAAAATCGTCTGCGCAACATCATGTAAATAGGTAAATGTTTTCTTGTTGATGGTGTGGGCGGTGTGGGGGGTGTGGGCGGTACAGGCGCACCACTAAGATACTCGAACCAATTCTTTCCGTTCTGTATTCTTTCATCGAGTGCAACAACTCCTGCACGCTCACGTTCAAAACAGTAAGCTTTCACAGCTTCCTCAACATTCGTAAGCTGTGAAAATTGTTGTCCTGTGTACGGATACCTTTTAGTCGGTATCCACTGGCCGCCATAGCCTTCAAGTACTTCGGCATTAATAAGTTGACACTGTAAGTTGCCATCTTTCCAATCCTTACCTTGAGCGCTTGCGTAGTCAGTGAGGTTTGACGATGGCGTCCACTGAATTAGCCCCCACCCACTAGATACACTTACTGTTTCTTTTAAGGCAGGGTTTAAGGTACTTTCTCTCTGAACATTTCCTAGCATACCACAGATACTTTCAAGAGTATATTTCCCTGTGAAGTAGGCATTAAATTCTACAGCGTTGTTTTCCATCTGTGCCTGTGTCAGATACTTCCTAGTACCTTCAATAACTACCCATGCCATTAAATTACCTCAGTAAGAAGTGCTTTCCACGTATTGTTACCACACTCACCATCCTGTAAAAGGTTATTATCTTTCTGAAAATTAATACATGCTGTCACACACCCTTTACCATACTGAGTGTCAATTGAACCTGTATAATATCCTAACTTTGACATTAGTACTTCAAATACAGTAACATCATTATTTTTAGTACCTTTTTTCAATAAGGACATACTCGTTAATTTCTCCTTTTTTAAATCAACAATTCTTTTAACAAGCACTAAATCGTTTCGGTGAGAAATATTAGTAATTGAAACGCCCTTACCCTTGTTTGTTTTTGTGTTTTTACTATTTCCTATCGATTCAATCATTTGTGCACCATTAATAGCAATTGCTATGTGAGTAATTCTCTTGGTTGATTTACCAAAATAAAGTAAATCAGCACTTTGAATATTTGTTACTTTTTTGCCTAACGCTGAGTAGCCTTGAGCTGTAGTTCTTGGTACTTTCATGCCACACTTATTAAGTACAGAATATACAAAACCACTACAGTCATATCCGCCCTCAGACTCAGACTCTCCACCCCATACGTAGGGCTTTCCAAGATACGTTATTGCCGTTGTTACAATATCACTACTTGTCATTTACATTAACCTCACTATCAAGCTTATCACAAAGTTTTTGAAGTACAACTGTATTATTGTTGAGTGCTTCTGCAAACTTGTCTGTCTCTTCCTTATGTGCGTCATTAATTTTGTTAATGTAATAACACATAATTAAACACATTCCTATGGGAAAACCAAGCGTGGAAATTAATGTTGATAAGTCGTTAATCATAATAGTGACCTCCTTTCTTTTTTCTTATTATAACATATTATCCACAAATTATCAACATTAATTTGACAAATTGTGGATAATTTGATATAATAAACTAAAGGAAGTGGATAAATGAAAGAAATAAAATACTATGATGGCACCAAGCTATTAAGCATGAAAGATATTAATGGGAATGTACCAGAAATTTATATTTCAACATCAAATAGAAGTGCAGGAAAAACAACATATTTTAACAGATATTTAGTTAATCGCTTTTTAAAATATAATGAGAAATTTTGTCTACTGTACAGATTTCAAGACGAGTTGAAGGACTCCGCGGACAAATTCTTTAAGGATATACACAATCTTTTTTTCTCAGCATACACCATGAAGGCTGTACAAATTGGAAATAGTAAAATGTATGAGTTATTTCTGTGCAGTGCATACGATGAAGAGGACGACGGGAAATCCTGTGGTTACGCCGTTGCACTAAATTGTGCAGATAAAGTGAAAAAGTATTCGCACTATCTGAGTGATGTATCAAGAATACTTCTTGATGAATTCCAGTCCGAAACTAACCATTATTGTGCTGATGAAGTTAGTAAATTTATAAGTATTCATACTTCAATAGCAAGGGGTAATAATAGCCAAGTTAGATATGTTCCTGTTATAATGATTTCAAATGCTGTAACAATTCTTAATCCGTATTACACAGCATTAGATATTACTGACAGACTGACATCTGAAGTGAAGTTTTTACGTGGCGATGGTTTTGTTCTTGAACAAGGATATAATGAAAGTGCCTCTAAGTTACAAGAAAACTCACTTTTTAATAGAGCGTTCAGCAAGTCCAATTATGTAGCCTATGCGTCACAGAATGTCTACCTCAATGATAATAATGCTTTCATTGAAAAAATGAGGGGGCAAAGTAGATACTTATGTACTCTTAAATATAAGAGTGAAGAATATGCCGTTAAAATGTTTGAAGAGGAAAGTATAGTTTACTGTGACAAAAAAGTTGATACAGATTTTAAACAAAGAATTTCCGTTACAACGGATGACCACAATATCAATTATGTAATGCTCAAAAATAATGGATGGTTAATTGACTATATGAGATACTTCTTTGATAGAGGTTGTTTTAGATTTTATTCGCTTGATTGTAAAGAGTGCATTCTCAAGGCTTTAGCATATTATTAATGGTATCTGCGTTAGTTATTTTTGTAACATTGGTGTGGAAGGCTCTTTGAAATATAAGACACATCTTTGTAGTTGGGTGTTTGCCTACCCATGCATTAAGAATTAACGTTATAGATATATTAAAAGAAGTGAGGTTTATCCACCCCACTTCTTTATTTTTATGGTACATAATATAAAATCGTCTTATTTAATTTCTCGGCAAATGCTAATTCATGTGTAACACCCTCCCCCTAATGTCATATCGGGCTTTGTTATTACAATCAAACAATCACACCATTGTATATTTTCATATGTTAATTTAACAATATCAAAAAACCCTAAATTGTCATATGGACGTACTGTCCTAACTTCACATAATTTATAAAACAGTTCATGTATCTCGTGGATGTTTTCCATTTGTGCTAATGAACCAATAATAAATATTTTTTTCATTTATTTTTAACCTCCTATCTCATTTTATAAGTTGTCTCCTGTAATACTATCCCACCTCTTATTCTCACTGGCCTTAGTTTGCCATAGACCTCCAATCCCTGTTTAAAATCAGCAACCGTTCTCTTTGTTTTTAAAAATTCCTGTTGAATTGGTGGGTATTTCTCAAGTTCTTCATCTGTCGCCCCTTCCATTGATTTAAGAAATAAATTCTTACACCTATCGGGCATACCAGCGCATTTTACATTATAGTATGGCTCATTAATTGGTTCTTCATCTTCATGCGTAACATGCTCAATATAAGTTTTCTGACGAACAAAAATAGCCTCATCCCAAAAGCTCTCGAGCTTCCAACAACAAAAATTAGATGGGTGTATTTTAATTCCTTTAATATTTTTCTTTGTAGTGCAACAATGTATGCTATCCGTGTCAGCGTATACAAAATATTTGTAGTTTTGCTGTGCGGCCCGAATAGTAAAATTTCTAGCATAACTTGTTATAGCTGACCCTATTGGAATATACATAACTTTCTTTTCGTGTTCTTCAAATGTCGTAAAACCTAGTGAGCCATCGTCCTTCTCTCTTGCCACTTTAAAAGAGGATATATCTGAACTGCTAAGTTTTCCATATAAGTTATTTAAAAAGAGTTTTGCTAGTGTTCGCCTTGCCCCTGTGCTATTTTGCTTGATTTCCTTATACTTATTAATATACTCGTCAAAAATTCCTGTTATAGTTCTAAAATAACATCCATCCAATAACTCAAAATCTACAAGGTTGTAATGCTCTTGTAAAAGTTCAAAATCAGTTTGAGTAAGTACCATTTCAACAATAGCTTTTTTAATATTTCCGTCAAAATCTTTGTACCATGTGCATACATTTCCTGTATCTTTATCAACTATATCAGATGTCTCAAGCATTTCAGTAGCCTTATAAAAAAAGCTTCCTTTAATCTGTATAAATGGTAATTTATTTTCTTTCAAGTAAAAACGTGTGCGAATACGAACAAAATAATAATATTGGTGCGTAAGACATTTTTGTGGAATTTTACCTTTGAAAAAAACTGGCTGACCGTATGGATAATAATTTCCACTTTCTGAGTGCATCATAGATGGATACAAGCTATTAACATCCGCTGTAATACCCTCAGTGTAAATTCTGTTTTCGCATCCCTTCTTTAAATAACACCATCCTCCTCTGTATGAATGTCTTATATACTCGTCTGCGTTTGAGTATTTATATTCAAGTGGGTTTAATTTAAACTGTGTTAAATCGGGAAAAAATGCTTGATAGTCTTGTTTGTCAAGTGTAGTTTTAAATTCAGAGAGACAACACGAGCCGATAGTAAGTTTTAAGTGCCCCTCAGCTTGCATAATTTCTAATGCTTCTTTAACTACGAGAACATCATTAGCAATATAACGTTTTTCGCTATCTGTAATCGGACAGCCTGCGTATCTATGCCCTTTATACTCCATATTTAATTTTCGGTGCTTTGTTTGAAAACTTTTCCCTATTTGTTCAACTGAAAACGGCAAAAGCTTCAAGCTATCTCTAATCTCAATCAATGCATATGGCGTCTTGATAAGTATACTGTACCACTGACCCATGTCTGAGATTGAATACACAAAAGATTTTGGCGTTAAATCTTTTTCTTTTAAAAAGTGCACATCGCTATCATTATTCGGATTTACATATAACTTTTGCTCATACTTCAAATCTGTTAGTAAGAACGATAGCCAAAACGAACCATCAAACTTTAAGTTATGATAATATATGCATATATTCTGTTTTAAGTTATATAAATAATTATATGTCTCTCTAATTGAATGATGAATTTTAACATCCTCTGTGCCTAGCTCGACAACTGCTGAGGCCCACACTTCTGTGAATGTCTGACCCTCATATACGGTGGTTTCAAAATCACCTACCATATATTTAATTTGCTTTTTCATATTTCTTCCCACGTTTCATCACTGGCTAATGCTTTATCAATTTCTGCCTGTTCTGCATCGCTTGGTAAATTGCCACTTATTAACGTATATAAATGTTGTACGGCTGTCCTTGATACAGCACTACTTGGGTGATATTTAATTATAACCTCACAAGTTGATAGAAAATCTTCACTTGCTTGTGATATACTATACAGAACAACGTCTGCGCCATACTTTTCAATTTCTGAGTTTAAAAGATTATTTAATAGGTCTGCTGACTGAGATTGTTGTACACCAACATTCGCTATCAGAGATTGTATTTTATCCCATACTAGCCTTGAAGCATGAAACATTTGTTGCCATTCTCTGTTAGACTTAATTCGATTATAGTCCTCTTGGTCTGTTTTTCTTCTCCTAGTTTCCCATGCTTTTCTAGACGCTTCTTCTCTTATTTCTCTTTTTCTCTGCTCTACTGTTATTGGTTGTCCTGTTACTGCACTGATGGCATAAGCTTTGTTATAAAGCTGAGCGGGCCGAATTTTTGATAGCCTTCTTACTGAACCACTTGTGATAGTTTTTGGTTTTGGAGGAATAAGGTTGGGTTCGAATACATAACCTCTTTTCTCAGCATATCTAATAAACCTTTTAATTCGATTTCGCTCTTTATTATATTCCTTCAAAAGTTGCGACTTCTTAGTTGTCTTACCCATACACTTTAAACCTCCTATGCTTATAAGTAAAAAGGGGGGTAAAATCCCCCCCTTATTAATAAATACTCTAAATAATTAACGTATCATTAACTGGTAGAATTTTCTACCACTATTGGATGTATTCTCGCATACCTCTATAAGGGCATGTCCATCATCTGATATGATGTCCTCAAGCATATCTAACGACTCACGAATAGTCTTAGAAATGCTTGTAAAAACTGCTCCGTCTTTATCAACAAGCACTGATACCGTTACAGGATTACCGTCCTTGTCAGTATCAGCATATGCGCCGATATTAACAACATCAATCTGTAATCCCTTCTCAATTTTCTGTGATGATGCCTTTGCATTAAATAATTCTTTCTTTGATAACATGATATTGACCTCCTATTTACTGTGCTGTGTCTGCTTTGTCTACTTTGTCTGTTGATACTTCCTCTGTTTTGTCTACTTTGTCTGTTGATACTTCCTCTGCTTCTTCAATATACTTGCTAAGTGCCATGGTATATGTCTTTGTGACTGCTTTCTTGTCCGTGATTGCTGAGATTTTAAAGGTGTCTGTTTCATACATTTTACGAATGTAATTAAACAACTTAGCTTTATCTTTCGGCGCTTCACTTTCATAAATTGGGTAAGTCTTGGTCATAGGCTCGCACGAAACTGTATCCATGCCTAATACTGTGATGTTTAGTGTGCTGATTGTTCTTGTTACTACTGGTTTTCTCATTTTAATGTCCTCCTTGTTTTTGTAATGAGTTTGATTTGTAACTTGTTGTAACATGCACCAATGGTGCAAGGACTAGTGGGTGGGATTGCACCACCCCTCAGCTTGGTTACTGCTAGTTTAGATTTATTAATATATATGGTGTATTAATATCTCTTCCACATACCATATCTATATCATGCACTAATTCATTCATTAACTCATCTGGTATGCACTCCGATGAACCCTCATATACAATATCTCCTACGGCGTTATCACAAACCTTAATTAGCTCGTTGTTTAAAACTAAATATAAATTATAAAGTACCATTTTAATCTCCTTGTGTATTGTGGCTTGTTATTGTATTAATTTCGTTACAATTATAATAGCATATCTTACAAAGAATGTCAAGTATTTTTTCTATTAAATTAATAAATTTCTATGTAAAGAATGCCTTCTTTCATTTCGTGAACTTTAACAGGACTATTGATATGTTGTATCAATTCACTAGTTTTAATGCGCTTTCCATCTCTATATGCTTTTACTTCATAACACGGTAATACATTCATTAATTGTAATACATCACTTACCTTTGGTAAATTATCGTCAATATATTGACTAATCATTATTATCGCACTCATAACAAATGATGCTATAACTATTCCTTCATATATGCTCATTTAACTTATCCCTCCATTCTTTTACTTCTTCTATTATAATTTCTGCTAACGCACTAGCTGTGAGTTGAGACTCAAGCAATCCGAATGGTGCTTTAAATATGTGCTTATAGCCGTCAGCGCATATATAAAAAATTGTTGATGATATTGACGGTTCAATATACGTTTCAACTCTGCAATTAATAAACTCTGGCGATGTTTGTATTAGTGTTTTAACTACTTTTAAATATTGAGCGTGCAAATTTTTTTCACTTCCTTCGTATTTAATAATTCTTTAAATTGTTATTACAAGTCCACTATCACAATTGTCGGGTGGCTCAGTATAAATACCCTTCACCTCACATTCACAATATCTTAATGGTATATTTTTTCCTTCACCACTCCAAGAATTTAAAGCATCTTTTCTTGTCAATTATTGACACATTATCGTTTAAATAAATAAGATTGAATATTTCTTTAACCTCCTTCATATGACAAAATAAACCCCCAACCCTTCCCACCTTCCATCCTTTATCAATTCTCACATATCCCGTTTTCC